CGAACACTACCCGCATTAATAGTAGTGCCATCTTTGCGTGTTAGAATAAGGTTGTCTCCAACTACGTCACCGTCGACAACCGACGCGTTTTCGATCGCCAACATTCTTTCTTTTGTAAATCCATCAATCGAGGCCATGTGAGCTCCTTACGTTAGATGCGGGTCGAAGAACGATCAGACGGGATCGGGACGTCCCGGCGCAGTAATATCCGTTCGGCCGAATCCGAGATTGGCTTCCAGAGTTTCCAAACGACCCTCGAGAGTTTCAAGACGAGAATAAACCTCTGTTCGGATAGCGTCCTGTACCGCATCACTATTAAGCAATGCCGCAAGATTGTCGGCGGCATCAGCGAAACTGATTCCATCTCGAGCAGCAATCTTCTCGACAGCGGCATTCCACTGATCGATTTGACTTTGCGTGGACATGTGTGCTCCTTGTTTCAGTTGTTGTTCACGGGTTGACAATAAAGCTCAATACAAATACGGCTAGGCCTACAGCCACAGTGGCCGCAGCATATCGAGAGAAATTAGTGTGATTTGGATCATTAGAAGTCAGCCAAAGGATCGCGCCAAGAACAAATATAGCGATCGCTGCGATCTGAGTCCATTCGACACTGTTCAATGCAAACATGTTACCCCCTAATGGGACTTGTTGCTAACTCGGTATGTCACTTCGTCCAAATATACGGCATTTGCTTGAATAAGTTGCCAAGTAGTCGCATCCAACATAGTTAGAAGATCGTCTGGAGCTTCTATGGTAAATGTTCCGTCCTCATGATCCGTAACTCTAATAATAACCCATTCGCCAACAAAACTTGTCAATGTTGACAAAGCTGGAAGACGAGCGTCATTAAACTCGTCTCCATATAGAGTCTCTTCAATATCTTGAATAAGTTCAGTACTCATCTCTCTAGTGTCAAATATAACGTGCGCAGTTGGTCGAAAGTCATTAAGTTTACCTGGAATAGCCGTGACCGTCCATTCAAACTCCACGGCACTGCCCGTCGGAATAGTTTGAAAATTCTTTTGCGCTGGAACCGCCGTCAAATTATACAAAACATGGATTTTATACCCCGCCTCTTCATCCACATCATTACCGACCATTGTGCGATATGACATTCCGAATTGTGTCAGTTGTTGATTACCTACATAAAGTCCATTACCTGATCCAACTTCAAGAACGCCTTCGAATTGCAGGAATTCATCCGGATAAGTGTATGCTCTGACCGAAGCCGAGAACTCGCCAAGAGCCAAAACATTAGCAAACTTTACTCCATCAAAATAAACTGGAGCACCCTCGTTTCCAGACACTCTCTCGTTAACTGCAATGAGACCGTTCCATGGAACGCCTGGCGAATTCGGCGGATAGAGCACTCCTCGATCCACTCCAGCCTCGTAATAACGAGTTCCTAGCTCATCCCACAAAAGCGCAGTCATTACACCTCCAGTCTATCCAGTTGTTCCGAGCGCTGCTCTTCTTTGCGCATTGAGTTCTCGGTTTCTTGCCGCTAATTGACCTCTTGACATCTTCTTCTGTTTCGTACTCTTTACATTACAAATGCGAATCAAAGAGAAAAGTCGATTCAGGTGCCATGTTTCACATTCGAATGGGATGTTGTATGTGACCATCCAATAGTATACTAATTCCGAACTAATCGTTTCACTTCGCCCAGTAGCTTTGGGCATCATTCCAAAAGTGGTTGCTGATTGCTTTGACTCTATATAATCATTAACTCTTTCGATGTCGTCTGGACCAAACTTCGAAACGATGTCCAAAGGCACATTCGGAGTCACAATCATTGCCCTTATGTAATCAAGAACTTCTTCTGTTGTTTTGGTTCCTGGAGCAAGAAACGGTTTTTCGAATTTTGACTCCCATTTTGACACTGAGACCAAAGAATGCTCTAAGTCCAATTCAATGTAGTCGGAGTAGATGAACTTTCCCTCGACTTCATCATAGAACTCTTGTTTCGGAATAGTAATTCTGAGCATCCTTTGATCTCCTTGCCACCAACTGGATCACGGCGTATGATTAAAGAACCAGTCCTCATCGGCAACTGCCGGGAAGGTGTACCCTGAGTTCGGTCGAGCTGTGACAACCGTGTCTTGCGTGATGACGATTGGGCCGGCTGCAACCAAGACGTTATCGATGTAGTAACTAACGCCGGTAACGGCCGGAATCGTGAGGGTGTCTGTTGCATCAACATACGTCGGAGCCACCGGCATGACTTCAACTGTCGCACCAGCAGCGAACATTCCGAGAAGCTCTTGCGGAAGAGGAAGCCTTGGGCTGGTACCTACGGTGCCGTAAAGAACCTGGAGCAGAGCATCGAGATCGTCCGAATCCACATCAGTGGACACGATCGTGATCAAGGCACTCGGCTTGAGGTTAGGAACCGCCACTCCAGTTGTCGAGAACTCCCAACTGAAGGTGATTGCCTCCGGCGAATCATTGATCGTAGCGAAGGCCTTCTCAGACGGAGCTGCAATGGCATTGTAAACCAAATGCAACTTGTAACCATAGTCCGTAGATTCCTCGTCGTTACCAAGTCGGGTTCGATACGAAAGCCCGAACGTCTTGCGGGTCTGTTGTGCTACGAGGACTCCAGGAACAGGCTCTTCCGTTCCGTCGCATTGGGCGAATTCATTCGGGTAAGTGTAGGCCTCGATCGTTCCACCGAATTCCTCCACGGAGATCAGATTCAAATACTTGATGTTGTCGGCATACAACGCCGTAGCTTCCGCACCTGATGGCGACTCGGTAACGGTGGTCAAACCGTTCCAAGCAACGCCGAGATCGTAAACTCCAGCGGTTGGGATGTAAAGGACCCCGTGATCGACGCCAGTCTCGTAGAGACGCTCGCCGGATTGGTCCCAGACAAGTGCTGTCATGGTTTTCTCCTTAGAAGAAGAGGTTGAACACGTCGTGGTTGAGGTTATCGGCCGTATAGAAACGATCAAATATGCACATTGGAAGGTCGGCAATTTTATCTGGAAGATCGCTATCTGGATTAGCATCAATAACTATTATTTGATAGCGTTTACCATGATTATACGGCTTGTTCTCTGCAAACCGAGTAATCCGCAGATCTCTCTTATAAACAATACATGGATACACCATCTTAATGGATTCCGGTGGCTGAAAATATACATGATCCGAGCCAAGTAACTCTTTTAACAGAACTTGAAGGTCTGCACGTAGGCCCACAGTAAGCCTCCTTAAGGCGTTGAAACTAATACAGGACCGTTATAAACAGTTCCAAGGGCAAGGATAAGACGAGGTGGTCGAACCTCAACTGTCGTTACCTTCCAATTAACCCCCTCCCATCGAATATACTTAATGGCGAAGAAGTGTTTTGTGGCGTATTCATCAGCGATAATACTAATAGAATTACCCACAGAAATCTCATTATTCAAATGCTCATCAGGGGTCAACCTACGAGTGTTTCGAATAACTTCTCCATAATATTTCATTTCTGTGATCTGATCTACATGAACGCCAGATCCGGCAGGTGTTTCTACAGATTCACCGTATCCGACTACATCGTAGAACCTTGCCATGGAACCGGACCTTTCTCTGTATTAGGCAGCGGGACGAGTGAAGCTCCAGGAATCGTCATCGCTGGTGCCGAAGTAGTAACCCGTTGCCGGCGTGGCATTGACGACGTACGTCGTCCCTGGTGCAACCGTGTACGGAGAACCAGCCGCGTCAATCGTGGTTCCGCCGGCATTCTTATAAACAACACCGGTGGTGTTCACGATGGTCAACGCGCCAGTTGCCGGGACGTAGGTAGGAGCAGCAGGAGTAACCAGAACGTTCGAACCAGCGGTACGGTTGATGACCATGGCGGCCTTGAGCTTGACAAGAGCTCCAGAGAGCCGGGTCTCGATGAGGTACTTCAGCTTGTTGTAGTCGATGTCGAAGTCGTCGAAGAAGTTGACCTCTCCGCCCTTGTTGGCACCGAGCACGTAGTCAACCGGGTTGACCATGACGCCGATGATGTCTGGGTACTCGAGCATCACCTCAACCGGAACGATCTTGTCGACACGAAGCTCCATGGCGAGCTCCTCGAGGTTCCGGTACATGCGCTTGTTGTCGCCGTCACGCACGAGCAGGAATCGAGCGATCCAGTACTCCGTGGTGAAGAACGTCGGCATACCGGTACCCTTGAGCTTTGCCCGGTTCATGATGACAGCGTCCATCACCTCGAGCATCGACGAAGACGCATCATCAACGTTGACATAGATCTGCGTGGTGTAGAGCTCGTGATCGGTTGCGATCGGTCGAATGCACTGCTCATCAATCTTGTCCTCGCTGGCAATATCGCGACCGTCGCCGAGGAGCATCGCACGAGCAACTTCCTCATCGAGCATGAGCCGCATTTCGCCCTTCATCCAGGCGATCACCTCGAAGTCGGTGATGTCTACGACATCGTCACGATCCAACGCCTGCTTCTTGTACACAGTCGTAGGAGTTGTGACGCGCTTGGCGACCGGGAAGAACTCTTCCTTCTTGAATGCCCCTGTCACGTAACCCTTGGCTCGAGCGTCATCCTCAGTGAGATCGGCCCACAGCGTCTTGATCCGGGAGAACGGGCTCTTTCGAGCAGAACCAATCAGAGCAGTTGCCCACTCAGTACGACGCCTGTTCCACTCCGGCGCATCAGCGATTGCTTTTGCATCGGGGAAGAGAACGTCGATCTCATTGATCCCATGCGCAAGAGCGTATTCCTCGAAGGCGCCCTTCATCGAGCCGCCTCGCATCGCACTCTTGAGAATGCCCTTCATGTCATCATGAGAAAGCACCATGGAGTTGTCGCCGCCCGCCTTCTTATCCTCGAAAACGTTATGGGTGATCATTTGGGTTCCTTCCTTGTCGCCGTGACCGGCAGAGTCGTCATTCAGGTCG